AAGGCAGACAAGAGGATGAAGTTTGGTAAGTTTATGGATAAAGCAAAAGAAGCAAAAGGCAGATTGAGACCTGGTGAAGTCAAGAGATATGATAAAAATTTAGGAAGGTACGTTTCAAATAAAGAGTGATGCATATATAGTGCAGTTGCACTCGTATCATGCTTGCATTTTTACTTCCTTTAGCTTCAAAAATTATCAAAGATGCTGTTGCTAAAATTCCAGAAAATGAGGAACTGGGTGAGAAAATGGTTGAGATCTGTCTTGTTATTCTTGCTAAAGCAGTTAAGTTGACTAAGACAGATATGGATGATCAGTTACTTGAAGTTGTCACAAAAGCAATTCAGACAAGAGAATCTGCTGAGTGATATTTTTATAAATATCTTTATACTAGAAATTCAGGGTAAGGCACATGGCTTTATGGGGTATAACTGACACAGATGAATCAAAACCAAAGTGGTTGACAACTGAGCAGAAAAAAGAAGTTTTTGCTAATGCATCTGGCTGGGTTGTTGAAGGTGGTTCAACTATGACAGGTAATGGAAATCCTGACGCTCAACCAGAAGTTTTATGTTGTGTTGGTGATCTTTCAACTCGCATTGGTTCTGCTGATGTCACTGATGTTGAATGGATCACAACAGCTGCTGATAAGTCTGCTGGATTCACTCTGTCTGTAAGAGTCATATACAACGAGCAAGTTACTGTCACTGGAAGTCCAACACTTGCAGTCACCAATGGAAACCAAGGTTCTGGATCAGGTCGTGGACCCCACACCCTGGTTTATGCCAGTGGATCTGGTACTAACAGATTGGTATTCAATCTGACAATTGGTGCTAATAATGCTGCTACTAATGCAGGTGACGTTCTGTCTATTGGTGCTCAGAACATTGCAAAACCAGGTGGTGCCACCATCAAGGACACTGCAGATGGTACTACTAACTCTGCTGTTGCAATCTCTGGTGCTCAAGGAACAGCTGCTGGAACACTCACAGTTGTTGCATAATGTAAGGTATGAGATTTACTGAGTTGAATGAGAAGAACTTTCTCATCTTTGCCATTAAGCATTATGAAAATCCCCATTCTGTTACAAGAGAGGACTTTGATAAGGATCTTAATCACTTCAAATACATCAAAAGATTGCTGAAGAGATATCGTAACAATGGGGATTTAAGATCTCATCTTCTTATTAATCATTTTATTATCCTTTATAATCTTTTTGGAGAGGCAGCAACTCCAATGCTGTTCTATAAAATTGATAGAGATTACTGGGATGTTGTCAAGACATTTATCATCTTTTTGGGTAGATTGCCTGACCATCCTAGAACTCACATTCATGACATTATGATAGATGATAATTGTTTAAGAGAACTTCAGAAGATTACAGATGGAAAAGGGTAGGATTGATAGGATCATTGGTATTATAAGATCTCTTAAGGAAGATGTTGGTGCAATGCCAACTAATAATATAAGTGGTGGTAAGATTGCTGGTAGTGCCGCAGCAGGTGATGATCCACCAGTGAGAAAGAAGAAGAGATATATTTATCAGAAGGGACTCAGAAAGACTTGGAGTCCTACTGATGGAAGAAAATCAAGTTAAATTGGCAGTTTTAGAACAGAAGATTGAGGACTTGAAACCCATTGTCCTCAGGATTGATGCTGCAATTGAAAAATTATCTGAGGTAAATACTACAGTTAGCAGAATGCTTGCTGTACATGAAGAACGAATTACTAAACAAGAAGAGGTTGACACTATACTCTTTGCAAAAATTGACAAACTCCGTGATAAGATGGACAGCGATCATGACAGTGTGCTGCAAAGATTACGTGGATTAGAGAAGAGAGTATGGATGGCAGTTGGTGGACTTGCTGTTCTTACCTTTCTGATGAATAACAATGGTTTGGCAAGCAGAATCTTGACACCAGTGCCAGAACCAGTTACAATCCAGAGAGGTGCTATTGACGGTTAATGGATTTCATTGATATCAAATATATTAACCTGATATCATCTAGATTCCAGAAGTTTAAAAAGGTAAAACCACATCTTTATAATTTCAGGTGTCCTATATGTGGTGACTCACAGAAAAACAAGAATAAGGCACGTGGTTATCTTTACAGGATAAAGAACAATACTAACTACAAGTGTCACAATTGTGGCGTCAATATGTCATTCAATAATTTCTTGAAGCAGATTGATCCTGAGAGTCATAAACAATATGTCTTTGAGAAATTCAAAGATGGACATGCTGGTAAGAACTTTCAGACTGAGGAACCTGAGGATATCTTCAAGAAACTTTCAACAAAACCTATGTTTAAGAAAGCAGTTATTGATCTTCCTTCAGCATTTGATGTAACTCAATCAAAAGCATACTTGCATGATAGAGCAATCTTTGATGGTAAGTTTTTCTATACTGAAAACTTCCAAGAATTTGCTAACTCAATCAAACCTCATTCATTTGAAGACACCACATTTGGTGAGGCAAGAATTGTTATTCCTCTTGTTAGGGATGGCAAACTAATTGGTGTCCAGGGTAGAGCACTCTCTTCAAACCCTGTTAAATACTTAACCATCATGTTAGATGAAGATGCCCCCAAAATCTATGGACTTGACACAGTTGACAAAGGAGCAACAGTCTATATTACAGAAGGACCTTTTGACAGCACATTCCTTTGCAACGCGATTGCTATGTGTGGAGCTGATCTTTCTAATCGTGACTGGGGGGTTAGCGATTGCTGCTGGGTCTTTGATAATGAACCAAGGAGCAGAGAAATTACAAGAAGGATCAGCAGTGTCATTGACAAAGGAGAAAAGGTTGTCATCTGGCCTAATAACATAGGACAGAAGGACATCAATGATATGGTTCTTGCTGGACATAATGTTCAAAAACTAGTAGAATCAAACACCTATAGTGGTTTACAAGCAAAACTTAAATTTAACACCTGGAAAAAGATATGAGTAATGGCACTAAAGTAAAAAAGAGGGATGGAAGAATTGAACCTCTTGACCTAGACAAGATGCATTTGATGGTTGAAGAGGCAACCAAGGGTCTTGCAGGTGTCTCTGCTAGTCAAGTAGAGATGACTTCTGGTATCCAGTTTTATGATGGTATTACCACTGCTGAGATTCAAGAAATCCTTATCAAGAGTGCCTCTGATCTCATTGACCTAGATCATCCCAACTATCAGTTTGTTGCTGCAAGACTTCTTCTCTTTGCTATCAGAAAGCAGATGTATGGGAAGATGAAAACTCTTCCTGCTCTTATTGATCATATTACTGAGAAGGCATATCAAGATCTTTATGACAAAGATATCTTTGTCAAGTATTCAAAAGAAGAGATTGAGAAAGCAGATACTTTCATTGACCATGAGCGTGACTTCTTGTTCACATATGCTGGTTTGCGTCAGGTAGTAGATAAATATCTTGTACAGGATAGAAGTTCTGGAAAGGTGTATGAAACACCTCAGTTCATGTACATGATGATTGCTCTGACTATTTTCAGGGACTATCCAAAAGCAACCAGGATGTCATATGTCAAAAGATACTACGACGCAATCTCCAGACACAGACTCAACATTCCCACACCTATCATGGCAGGAGTGCGAACTCCACTTCGACAATTTGCTAGCTGTGTTCTTGTTGATGTTGATGACACCCTCGATA